TTGACATAAGTGCTGGCACAAACGCCAGTCTCGCGCCAGTTCCACGGACCGTACTTGTCTGCGCCCAACTTGTGGACCCATGAAGTCTGCTCCATTGCATACGGCGGGACTAATCCTAATGGGGCTTTAAGGGAGCCCGCTTGCCCTTTGGGGTCATTGTATTGTGTTTTCATTTAGTGTGTCTATTTTCTGTTTGTATTCTGCTGCCTTATCAAATTTTCCTTCTTCGATTGCGTTGTCGTGCATCTTCAGCAATTCAGCAAAAGTGAATTCTCTTTGCTTACGAAAGATATCGTCGAAGTTATTTCTGAACGCTTCGCCGTCTACGTGACGCGGTAGGTCTCCTTTTCCTGCTCCAGTTCCAAATGACATCGTATATTGTGGTTAAGACTTCAGTCAAAATAATCGTAGCCCAATAAGAGTAAAGAAAAAAGTTTGAAAATTTACGCGCCATGGATTGCCTCCAAATTTCCAGTCTTGATCCGTATTGCTTTCATCACGTGCTCTTCGATAGTTCCGGCGGCGACTAGCACCTTTTGTAGCGCGTCTGACTTTGCTCCGTTGCGGTGTATCCGGCCCAATACCTGCAGGTAGTCCTTAGCATTGAACGTGGGGCAGATGAGGGAGATGCGTGGGCGGACTCCGTTGATGTCATGCAGCGATAGACCAGTACCTCCAGCGGCGATATTGACTACAATGCAGTTAGCTTTGTCGCTTTGGAAGTCATCGATTGCCTGTTGTCTCTGAGTCGCTGTCTGGTTTCCGTCGATTTTAGGACAGTTTAAAAGTCCAATAAGAGCATTTAAACTATCCGTAAAGTTGACGAATATCACAACGCTGTTTCCGCCGTCGATGAAATCCTCCGCCATCTCAGCGATGTCTGGCACTTTGAAGGACTCTGCCAGTTGGCGGGCTTTGAGGATATTGACTAGCACATGTTCGCTATTTGCTACCGTACCATTCAGTATGTATTCGTCGATAATCGCTGGCGTGAGGCCCAATTGTTCGTAGGCTTTGTCGATCTTCTTCAGATCCTTGAATTCAGTCGGCTCGACGAAAACACGATTGTCGCGGAAGCTATCTGGAAAGTCTGCTGGCGTCAGCTTATTACAGTTCACTCCATACATTGTATTCCTGAGCGGGATTAGCTTTATTTTATTCGCCAGCTTCCAGCCGCCCCAATCGTCCTGATAGCAGCCGTATTTCATCATCCAGCTGTACCAGCTAGTCAGTCCGTTCTCTGGCTTGTTGAGCGAGTGTAGCCCCAATAGATATCCTAATGCCCGCATCTCAGTAGGGTCTTCAGCGGCAGTGGCGGACATTCCGTGCACGGCGTACTTCTGCTGTACCAGCGCGATTACGAGTTGGGCGTTCAGCGTGTATGGGCCTTTGCATTTGTGGATCTCGTCCACAAGGACCAGTGTGTCGGCTGGTAGTGACCAACGCATGATCTTCTTACCAGCTTTGGACATCCATTTCGTCTTGCCCCCACGGATCTTCTCGAAGTTCGTTACGAACAACGGCGTTATTCCGTGTGCCTTAAACTCACGCTCCCATGATGGGATAACCGCTTTCGGGCAAAGTACAGCGACAGGCTTTCCCAAATCTCTGGCCAAATGGACTGCGACCACTGTCTTACCCGTACCGACACTAGAACTATCAAGAGTATTAACTCCGTTCTTGTGACAGCAAATAAAGAACTCTTTCGCATCGCTTTGTTTTGGGAACAGTGTTTTCATTCGAGGAGTCACTTACTCGATGGTTCGGAGTAAGTCCAGAAAAAAATTGAAAAATCTTTCTAGTCCTCTGAAATAGCGTCTTCTGGATCGGCCCATGACATGAAGGCAGGGGTGTTCTCTCCAACCCATGCGCCCTCCACGTTGTAGTAAAAGTATTCGATGGCGTCCTCTTCCGTCATTTCACGTTGCAAGATCTCAAGGCATTTCTCAAAACTGTAAACGGCAAAGGGCTTGCCGAACTGGCGGGCGATTCCCATGAACGCTTCTTCAAAGCCGTCAGCAAGAATGACTTCTTCTTCGTCGTCAAGGCACTGTTCAAGTGTAGATGCAATGTCCATAAGATTACTTTCTTTTAAGTGGTGAAACTTTTGCGCCCATTCCGACACGGGCTTTTTCCAAAATTTTGCGTTTCTTTTCTGACGCTGACATTTCATTCGCCGTCTTTGGCGTATCGCCAGAAACTCGTTTTGTTGGGCGGCAGTATTCTGTTTTCTCTCCAGCGCCGCAAGGCTTGCCTGTTTTCTGGTCAACCCATTTCTCCCGCTCCCAACGTTTCAAGTTAGTTCCAGCTTCCGTTTTCTTAACATTGCCAGATCCCTTTCGGCATTTGGCAATTGCTTGTGAAGCGCGAGCAGACGGGAATACGTCGTACTGCGCCTTTACTTTTTTGTAGCAACTATCTTTTGGCATAACGTTGTCTAGTGTAATGCGCTATGAGGAAAGCGTCAACTATGCCGTCGTGTGGCACAGTGCAACGGTTGTTCTTGCGCCAGTCCTCATCTGGAGCAAGTTCTTGCGCCTTCTTTAGCGCGAAGACTTTTGTCTGCGATTTGGGCACTTTGCCCAACAAAGACTTCTGCCAGTCCAATACTTGAATCGGCTTTACTTCAAGATCGTGCGACTCGCACATGCCCATAATCTTGCCAAACGAAATGCCCATCGAGCGCATCGCTTGTGAGGACTTCGCGTGTTTCAATGGTTCCTCGATCGCGATCAAGGGTACAGTGTGCAAGTCAGTGATCCAGTTGTAGATTGTTCTGGTATCGACTTCGCGCTTTCCGGCACGTTCAAAAGTCGGCATCGCAAACTTGTCGATGACGGAACCATCGTGCGCCGATATAGCACACAGCCCGCCGTCGAGTCCGTTGTCGATGCCGATAATCATTTCATTTCATCTTCAGTTTCTGATTTATATTTTTTAGCTACTCTAAGAGCGGCCTCTTGAAGTTTTTTATTGATATCTACTTTTCGTTTGGCGTGGATCACAGTAGAATGGTCCCGATTAAACAGGATTGCTATTTCTGCCAAAGTACAATCCATCAGAATCTTCATAAGTGACATCGCCACATGACGTGCATTCGAAACTCTAGCTGATCTATCTCGACTAAATAGAGTTTCAGGCTCGCAAGAAAACTCATGCGAGACTAAAGCTAAAATCAAACTTTGATTTTCTTTGTTGAAACGTCTATCCATTAGCGATTTAAATTATCAATGATGTCTGCTCGAACTAAAACACCGTCTCCGTTTTCAGGCACATGAATAGTACTACCTTTAGAAAGTGTTTGTAGAAAGAATATTTCTTTTGCTGTGCATGGAAATGTTCTGTAGAACAGTCCAGCTAGTTGTTTCACGTCAAACGTGAAATCATTTCTTGGAAGATTTTTCTTTACTAAAGAAGTCGGATTAAACTCAGGGATTACGTTCTTAAACATATTAGGATTCTACATCGATTATGGTTGGTTTCATTTTATTGACAGTGCCATTTCCACGATCTGCTTTTGAATTATTCAGAATGGAAATGTCAATGTGCATTTTACTTTGACCTCCTCCGCTCTTCGAGTTAAGTCCCAAATTGCGGCGTATTAACTGGTCTAGTTCTGAAAGCTCACGTACTGTACGTGGGCCTTTGAGATTTTTCATAGAGTCGCGCAATAGCTTAATTCCAGCGGCGGCAATGTAATGCTGATATTTGTCAGCTGGAGTTGACTGCGCTTCCGCGATGTCCATCATCGCGGAGTCTTCCGCAATACGGGCATCGTGTTTGGCGAGTCGGATCGCGTCTTCTGTGTAGTCATCAAGATTATCGTTAAGATCTACTGCGAGCTGGTCAGTGTAAACATCAGCAACAGGCTTTTGTTTGGGTCTTGCAAAGCCATTCTTTTTAGCGGGGATGCCCGCCTTCTTGAACCAGCGGCGGATTGTGCCAGCGTGGACATTGAGTTCTTTGGCAATAGTCTTGATCTTGTAGTCTTTAGCGTACATCTCTAATGCCCTTTCAAGCACCAGATTTTCTGTCTCTGAATCGTCGTTCATTGGTTGTTGACGAGTTGTTTATAACACGTAAGATGCTCGCGCAAGTAAAAAATGAGTACTACAGCAGAAAAAAATAAAAAATTGTTGGAGCCACGAATCGATCCGACAACAAAGAAGATGGATGTCGGCGGTCTTTTGATCCCACCCACTAACTTAATTACAGCACTTTTGTATGGGTTTGCGAACCACACAAGCCCGAAAGCGAAGGAATTTTATTTCTGGAGATGTTGTGACGAACTCTGGAATAATCCCGAAATGCCTGAACCTCTGATGATTCGGCATCCGTGGGCGGAAGAAATGATCCGCGCAGCGATACGCAATAAATATCTGGCGATCGGCGGTTCCGCTAGTTCCGGTAAGTCCCACACGATGGCAGCGTGGGGCATCATCAACTGGTTGTCGGAGCCACAGGACACGCTGGTCATGATGACCAGTACGACACTACGAGAAGCGAGACGCCGTATTTGGGGTTCTGTCATCTCGCTCCTAACAGTGATTCAGGAAGCACCGTGCAAGATTCGGGATTCAATCGGGAGCGTAGCCTACATCAATGAGAACGGGGATCTGATCGAACGGGCGGGCCTAATGCTGATCGCTGCTGAAAAGAGCAAGACTCGCGAAGCTGTGGGCAAGTTCATCGGTATCAAGCAGAAGCGGGTCATCGTGATTGCGGATGAGCTTTCCGAATTGTCGGAGGCTATTCTCCATGCAGGTCTGACAAACTTGTCGAAAAACCCGTTCCTCCAGATGATCGGGATGTCCAACCCCAACAGTCGTTTCGACGCGTTTGGCGTATGGGCGGAGCCGAAAAATGGTTGGGAGTCTGTAGATACTAATACAGCAGATAGTTGGAACACGAAATGGAATGGCCACTATTTGAGGCTAGACGGCGAACGCTCGCCCAACATTCTGGCTGGTGAGACACTCTATCCATGGCTCCCTACTGAGGAAAAGCTGGCAGAAGACAGAGCCCTTTTAGGGCAGGAGTCCAGAGGCTACATGCGGATGGTACGGGCTGTGTTCTTTGACAGCGACGAAACACAGGGAATCTACAGCGAGTCGGAGATCGCGTCCAGCAAGTCGATGAGCAAAGTCGAGTGGGCTGCG